GAAAAACCCGGAGCTGTGAAGCCCGGTGCTATGATGAAGTTCACACGCTTCGGAGCCAACTATAATTATCTACAAAGAGACATTGTCATGTGCAGTGTCGGACCTCATGTAGATGCGCTAATGCCACACCCTGACTACAATCCCCGATCTGGCGGCTTGGGAATCAAAAAGAGATTCATAGCTGACACACCTGTACCTGAGGATGCCCTAATGGATGAATTCTATGAATTTGTTCAGACTCAGTTACTGTCTGGTAGGTTCGGAGACCCACTCCCGTTGGATTGTGATGACAGTCACGAAACGTGGATCGAAACTACCAATTACAGCCGCACCCGCAAAGACGCCCTAAAGTCTGTGTGGGAAACCATGGAGGACATAGACGCCATGGACCTGAGCAAGGTTTACAGTACCAAGTCGTTTCTCAAAGACGAAGTGTACGTTGCCTATAAACATGCTCGTGCGATCAATAGTCGCACTGATGAATTCAAGGTCTTCGCTAGCCCACTGTGGACGCTGATTGAAAAATCAGTGTTTGCCGCTGATGACTTTATCAAGAAGGTTCCTATCCAGGATAGACCGCAGTTCATTCTTGATAAAATCGACATTCCAGGTGCTGTCATTGTTGACACGGATTTCTCCAGATTTGAAGCAGCATTCCGCAAGAAGACTATGTGGTCCTGCGAGTTCGCGATGTATGAATACTTTGTCAAGCATGTTCCTGCTGGCAAAAGATGGTTTCATCACGTGACCCAGGCCCTATCTTGTGGTAATGTGTCCATATTCAAATCATTTTTGGTATATGTCTTATGTGCCCGTATGTCTGGAGACAGATGTACTTCTCTTGGAAACGGCTTCACCAACCTCATGGTCATTGAGTTCTTCGCTAAGAAGAATGGAATGAGGAAATTGGGAGGTGTCGTTGAAGGAGATGATGGTGCCAATGCATTTGACAAATTAACCGATGATGGAGAGTGGTTCAAGAGAATGGGGTTCGAGATCAAGCTCAACAAGCATCTCGACCCAACCACCATGTCTTTCTGTGGTCTCATTTTTGACAAAGAGGACAAACGTAACATTACTGATCCGCACGAGGTTTTGACCACCTTTGCCTGGATAAATGGTAGATATTGTAGGCTAAATAAAAACAAGAAATTGGCTCTACTACGTTGCAAGTCACTAAGTCTTGCATACCAATATCCGGGTGCACCTATCATATCGG